CATCTAAAGATAACCAAGCGTGTTGATCTCTAACTACACCAACAATAGTCGTGGAGACGAACTTCTCCCATCCTTTGATTTTCTGTGGCAATCCTTGAAAGAAGCGTACATTATCCGAGTCTACCCACTGGCCTTGACCCGTATAATCTGTAACTTCTTTGTTAATGCCTGGTTTTGGTGTAAAATTAGTAAGTGGCATGACGGTAATATACTATCAAAATTTAATTTATAAAAGAGATTATCTATTATCAGTTAGGTTTATATTAAAAGCCATTGATAATCTAGCTTCCTCATGAGTATGCTCAAAAGCACTATGTTTAGTCAAACCAGGAAAAAGAACTAACATGTTTTCTTTAAGGGGCAACAATCTATTATACTCCTCAAACCATAGATAACTTGTTTCAGGAACTTTTAAATAAAAAGCACCTGAGAAAGAACAATTATGAACATGAGGAAGAGTATAGTCTCCCTTACTATGTTTTATCCCCCATGAATTTATTATACTAATATTTACTTCATTAGGTGTTGGAGATCGTAAAGACCATATTATGTCTAAATATTGTAATATCTTTTTATGAATTAAATTAAAATCAGTATCTTCTAAAAGTTTTAGATAATTAGTCATAGAAGCTTTAACATTAGTTGTTCTTTGCATTTCATCTATAGTGGTATAATTTTTTACTTTTTCAGATAAATGATTTAAATAATCATTATCTTCTAAAAAATCTTCAAAATAATAAATACTATTAATTGAAACAGATGAGTGTTGTAGTAATTTAAGTTTCATTTTTCTTTGCAAACAAAGAGCCAACATGACCTTTAAAGGCTCTATTTCCAAAGTGTGTTAAAGGCATAGAAACATCAGCCCATATATCTCCACCACATTCTTGCCATAGTCTTGAGAAATAATAATCTTCCGAAAGGTACCTTTTAATACCGGGTTTTGTTTCGTAAATACCAGCACAAAATAAATCATAGCAGTTATCCGAGCTAAAGGATTTACCATTAATAATCTGATCGGATTGATATTTTCTTTCAGGAAACTTTTTCATCATGGTTCGAAAGACTTCTCTTTTAACTAACATCATCCCTGTTGCTGCTTCATTCACTTTACAGAAACCATTTTCCATTTTGACATTTTGAGGATCATCAAAATTTAGATTATAGCCTAGTGATTTTACCTCTAATTCGTCAGGGGAAGCATTAGGATTATCTTTTAATATTTGAGGTATCTTTTCAAAGTGAATATGTTTTCTTGGGTAAATACCACACACAATTTCTTTATCGAAACAAAGTAATCTTTCTATATTTTGCGCATCAAATCCAATATCAGAATCAATAAATAATAAGTGGGTAGCTACATAGTCAGTTGCATCCATCATCATAGAAACAACAGTATTCCTTGCTCTTGTTATTAAACTTTCGTTTCCCATAGATTGTACTCTCATGCCCACTCCACGAGCCATGCACCACTGTTGTAGATTTAATAATCCATGCATGGTATTCTCAGTAAGCATTCCCCCATACATTGGCATTCCTAAGAATATTTTAAAATTATTATCTTTTAGTTCTTCTGGTTTAATCATTTATTTCTCCTTTGTCTTAAATTTTTTACATGATCTACTGGATATAAGTCTATAAGTTCTTTTCTATCTGTAATTACATCTAAATTAATTTTGCCTTTTTTAAACTTAAAAAGCATTTTACTTAGTTTTTTTATACCCTATGTTTGCTCTGCCATCGTATTTAAACTCTGGATAATGAGGGCCATCCTCATCAATATAATGTAGGAAAGCTTGAGCACAGTGATCTCCTTCAAACTTATTTCTCCAATGGACTAATTCTTCTCCCATGTAAACAATACCATCTCCAGGATTCATAGTTATTTCTGCGGCTAAAGAATATCCGTTTTCCAGTATATCTTTATTAAGCCTACCAAAATAAATAGGCCATGGATCCCCACCAAAATTTATAGTAACTGAATATTGACAAGATTCTCTATCCATATGTGGAAATAATTTCTCTCCATGTAAATAAAGTCTAGTATATGAATATGTAGGACATAATTTTTTTTGCGTAATATGTGATAAATTATCTACTAAAAAACCTAAAAGGGTTTCAGAACACAAATCTCCATAACAGTAATTAATGTAGTTCTTATCTTTTCTTGTATCTCCTTCAGTAAAATCTTTATTTGTACAAGCTTTTATAACTAAATAATTATACAAAAAGTTACTTAAATCTTTTGGAACCAAATTAGGAATATAACAATATTGATTCTGTTTAAAAAAATTTATCTGTTCCATATAACCAATACTTTCCTTTCTCCTTTTGTAACAGGATGAACTTTATGTGGAAACATAAAGTTTGATGGAAAAATGACTCCTCCACCATAATTTAATTTCATTAATTTTTCATTGTTTTGAATTTGTAACTCTCCACCTTCATAACTATTGGGATCAGATAAACCTATTATGGTAGTAGTAGTTCTAGGATTAGTGTAACTATTATCTGTATGAAATTCATAGTGTCCTTTCATCTTATCTGTGTATCTTAGAAATTGAAAAGTAACTTCACGAGGAGGTAAGTAATATGGGGACACTTCTTCCATATATGCTTTTGCAATAGCATTATTTATAAATCTTAATTTATTATAAAGAACTCTTAGTGAAACAGAAGTACCTATATTTTGTTCAGAAAAACCTAAAACTTCTACTGACCTAATTTTATCATTAAGATTAACTGTTCCGTCTCCAGTTGTTCCTTTTTGAAAACTTTCAGATCTTTTAGTGTAAATATAATTATTAATAAGATTGATTATTGGTGGAGTAATTACATCATGTAACTCTAAAGCATAATGTAATACTTTATCAGATAATTGTTTTAAATCAGACACCTAAGATTGTATCTTTTGCTAATGTTGCTTGAGTAGCTGCTTGAGTAGTGGCATTAGATATAGCTGCTTCGTAGTCAGAAGAGTAAGTTGCCGAATTAACATCTAAGTTCGAAACTAAGCTAGTAAAAACAGAAGTATATGTTTCTGCATATGTTTCTGCATATACTTTTTCCCCATTCCATCTAGTTATCATAGTGTTAGCCCAAGCAGGTAATGTAGATGAATCTATAGATTGATTTTGGTCGTTTCCATCAAACTCAATCCAGCCTTCATTTGTGCTAGCATTAAATTGTAATGCATGAACATTACTTGGAACAATGTCATTTCCTGAAATATTTAAATAGGCATTTCCATCAATAATTACATCTACCTCTGTATTGCCAGGTAAGTTTTTAGGACCATTATTGGAATTAGATGGGTTTACTCCAGCATCATTAATTATTGTTAGCTGATTATTAATGGATACATTATTTATTGTGATTGCCATTTTTTTTACCTTTCTTTTTTATACCACTTTTTTTGTTAGCAAGCAACTGAATGTCTTCAGTTAGTTCTTTTCCTTCAGCTAGGTTATTTTGGCTTTCTGCTATATTTCCCCAAATACTTCCTACTTTTAAAGGATCTTCTTTTTCTCTTTTAGCCTGGCTCTCTACTAAGGCTAATGTGACCATATTAGCTTTAACCATTTCGTTTCTAAAGGACTCTACTGAAGCATTAGTTTGAATTTGTTTTCCAGTGTTTTCTACTAATAATAAAGGTATCCATGCAATTGAACAACCCCATTCTTGAACATCTTGTCCTGTTTGAGGATTTTTACCTTGAAGCATGTTATACCAAATGCATTGATGCTTAATACACTTCTTATTTAAGAGGGGACATTTTCCGTCTGGATCGAATATAGGCATTTCTTAATTAATTACTATATACTAATCTTTTGTAGCGGCAACTACATTCGCATATTTTAAGTTCATAGCTGGAACAGATAGAGAAGTAGTAGCTGAAGCATTACCAGATAATGCTAGACTACCACTAACAGGGTGGCTATGTGAACCACCACCACCTGTACTGTTTGACCCTACCCAATTTTCAGCAGAAGGTTTTGGTGTAGGAAACCCTTGTGAAGAAAAATTGCCTCCTCTATCTGAATCAAAAGCTGGATTCCATAATGACCAGTTTGCAGTATGAGTATGAGAAGGAAGTTGAGGAGTTGATAAAGTGGTTGCACCAGCACTTAAAGTGTGAGGAACGGATACAGGTGTTAAATCTGTATACAAAATTGCTCCACTATCAGTAGATTTTGATCCTGTAAAAGTTGAACTAAAAGAATCTGTTCCACCTGTACCACCACCTGATCCAGTTACAATTCTTAATGTTGTAGTATTAATAGAAGCATCCGTATTTTGGGTCCAACCTGTTGGGGCGGAGCCTTGAAAAAACATTGCTGTTGTTCCTGATGGAATACTAGATACTCCTGTTAAAGCAGAACCATTTCCTGAATAGGCAGTAGCATTTACAGTGCCATTAGCTGCATAAAATACAGAATTATTTACTGTTAATGTATTTTTAATACTTAAATTTCCAAGAGAGTTGGCAAACAAATCAACAACTGTATCGCCATTTTTATTATAAACGATTGTATGAGATCCTTGAACAATAGTTACTCCATTTGCTGAATGGCCTGTTGGTGCTACTGTTACAGAAAAAGCACCAGAAGTATTATTATGTAAAATATATGTACTTTCTACGGCAGGTATAAATACATAAATATTTCCTGTTAAAGTTCCTGTCAGTTCGATTACTTTGTT